CGAATATTGTTCAAGCACGTGCTATGACGTGGCGATGGAAGCTGATCATCACCGGGCCGGTTATCCGGGTGTGCCTGTGAAGGAAATTGAAACAGCCATTGTTGAATGTCCGGCGTGCGAGGGGGCAGGTGTTGATGACTTCAACGGCGGCGATTGTAAGGTGTGCGAGGGCGACGGAATGGCCGACAATACAGGTGATTGCGAGTTGGAGTTGTTCGAGACACCGGTGTCAGAGGTGATAGGGCAATGGAAGGATGAATTGGACGGGAATCCAATACACGGTGTGTCGGAGTTGGTTCCATTGCCTAATCCCAGGCAGATCACAGGTCAATTAACATACAAGGGCGAAACATATGATGCGGTCGCACTTATGGTGGTGAAAGGGGTTGCGGATCAAACAGATTGGATCATTACCACAAAGCAGGGGAAGCGGCTGCGCTTGACAAATGTTTTTCCGTTGAACGTGAGTGTAGAGGGGGGAGTGTGCTCAGCACCGGACCGGGCGGTGTCTATTTGTTGGACTTACAACGAAAAAGGGGAAAGTGGTGACTGAACAAGAAGCATTGGCACTGGCGGACCGGCTCAAGACAGAGTTCGTCAATAGTGATCTGAGGGAGTTGACCCGGCTGGAGTTGGCGGTGAGCGTGCTGGCCAAGGCATACCGGAAGGAAAAGGCAACACACAAGATCACAGCCTGTTACTTTCCGGGGCTGGGTGAGCTGGAATTGACCTGGCAGGACATCGAGACAGATGAGCGGGCCGGGATCACGGTGAAAGGGGTGGAGCCGGAAGCGGGCAAGCAGGTAGCCAAGACGGTGATGCCCTGCGTGACACAGGGGGCCACGGTGGACCAGGCCGCCATACCGATACCCAAGTTGGATGAAGCGTTGGCAGCTATGGAAGCTCAGTGCGGGGATTGCGGCGGGGATGACCGACACCTGCCTGGTGACCCGTGTTCGGGTTGCGAGTTGCCTGTGGCCTTGGGGATATTGCACAGAGTCCGGGAAGCGGCGACCAGCGATTGATTTTGCTCCACGTCCGGGGATTTTTCACAGCCGTTGGCCTAACTCACCGGCGGTTGGCTCCTTGACCCGGACGTGTTGAGCAACTTCAGCCCCAACCTGTTGAGAGCCGGGAAGGGGCTGAAGTTTTGTTCAGCCGACTACATTTTGCTAAACCAGGCTACATATCTCATCATAATCCATCAGATGGCGAGATGGAGCCACTGTTCCATCATATTCCATCATATCATATCTCATCATAATCTATCATTTGGCATCAAGTCTCATCATATCTCATCATAATCCATCAGATGGCGAGATGGAGCCACTGTTCCATCATATTCCATCATATCTCATCATAATCCCAAAACCACGGCTGTATGACGTGTTTGGCGGGCGGAATCCGAGCGGCGGCCAGGGGGAACACAATGCTCACAGGGCAGAGCATCACGGGGACGGCGGGCGTGCGAGGTGAGAGGGCGGGGCCGGGCCGGATTACAGAGCGTGACAACCTTGACACCGGTGACAAAGCTTGACAAAGCCGACAAAGCTTGATGGATGTATAGGATTGTCGAGGTGGAGCGGACAGTGGAGGGGATGGGGGACGGGCCATTACACGGGAAGGGGAAGCGGCGCACCGGGTCCACTCACCTACAGAGCCTGACAAGGTTGACACACATGACAAAGGTTGACACGATGCGGTGCCTGGCGGGGAAAAATCGAGGGGACCACCAGATGGAGGGGATGGGAGATGGAGCCATCCAGAGCAGGGCGGAAAGGGGGAAGGGGGGCCACGCTACATATCCACCTACCATGCTACATAATGAACATTCATCTACATAGGCAGACGGATTGCTCAAGCTTTGGACGGAATCGAATGAGGTGAGTGAAGCTGAAAGGACCGGGGGAGCACGATGAACAAGGCCACGGGAAGTGAGAATGGTCCTGAGTTCGCCCTGGACATCACGATTGAGGCGTGACTGTTTGAGAAAAGTTTTCAAAGGGGAGCACAACAGGGCAATGAGTGGGAAAGAAAAAGCTTGACTAATGGGAGTGCGAAGGGTATATTCAGAGGGATGAAACGGGAAAGCGAAATGTACAGGCGGACGGAAGCGGATGAGGTGCAGGAAAGCGTACAGCGGACAATGAAGGATGAGACTGGGAAGGGCTGTAACAACCTGCTAAGTGATAACCTGGAAAGCTGATTGGAGGATGGTTGCTTGAACTTGGGCGTTGATAATTCCTACTTGACCAAACACCAAGCATGCCATGTGTGCGTGTGCCACGCCCAGCCAGCACAATGCTCAAGCTCCACAGCATTGTCCCCTACGGGGACCGGCCACCCAAGCCACCCACGGTCCATCTCACCCCTGCAATCGTGTATTCAATTAATTCAAACACTTATGCATACGCCAAAGCAACAACGAACAATGGCCGGACAATGGAACAATGGCGCCATCTCGCCATCTGGTGGAGCGGACCGGAAAGGCCGCAATCCATCCTACAAGAATGACAACGATGACAAACATGTCACACATGCCACCGGCCTGCATTCAGCATTGCATTCGTGTATTCAACCTTTTCAACTACTTATGCATACGCAACTGCATAGGCCAGCATGCAAGAATCCGGCTGCGAAACGTATGCACCAACATGACAAGGTTGACAAGCTTGACACACACGTCAAACATTATGGTCGTTGGGCGATTCCGATTTGTGTTGGTGTGGGATTTCACACATTGGTTCGTTCAAGTGCCATATCAAAATTCCTAAAGTCCACAGCCCATATCTGTTCGTTGAGTCCTGCGACAAAACATTCTGAATTGATCCGGCCCACCCGGCAATATGAAAGTCGGGAAGTGTGCGGATGTTTTCTCAATCCTTTGTCTGAGGGGTTTGGGAAGTGTGGTGTGGTCGATGTCGAGCACGGCGACGGCGTGAGGCCTGGTGTTGCTCCGGCATCGAGGGGTGAAATGAAAGACAATGGAACAATGGCGCCATCCACCCATCCAGTGGCCGGGGGGCGTGGAATAGTTTTGCGGTTGTCTTTATCGGGAATCTGCAAGGCCATGGTGGCCATCGTGATAAAAGATTTTTGCGGGGGAATCCGGCGGGGGCTACCAAAATGTTTTTGTTCCTCAAGTTTAATTTATAAATGCGCAAGCCCACCCCACCCCACTGGGTTTAATTCCGGCACGCAAATTTTGGCGTGCCGCACCCTGGCTGGGCACTTGTATGTGCGGCCAAAAAATTCTACAATATACCATCTTGAACAAATAGGTTCCAAGTTGAATGGAAAGGTAAGCACGGTGATTTCAAGGCTCAGGCTGAGGTCTGGGATTCTTTGCTACAGGCTCAAGTCCGGGTTTGCTACTTGCCTGGGCTTGAGCCTTGAAAGCACCGGGAAAGTTTGGCCGCCACCTCCATGGTCCCACCGTGTGTCGGTGAAGGCGGCCAAGGCATACCATTTTGTCATCGGCACTCCCTGGCGGTGGGGCCAAAACATCTCCCGCACAACACACAAAAAGCAGAATGGAGCATGTCCACCTGGTTTGAGGACCGGGGGAAGCGTTCTCAATTTGTGGTTGGATGGTTTGAGGTTCGGGACAGAGGGGTGCACGGCATGACGTCAAAGGTCAAAGACGATGTGCGAGCCATTCAGCGGGGCGGCGGTCAAGTGATCAAGAATCAATTGGTTGCGCCGTCAGAAGATATTGCCACAGCGGTTGCGTCCATAACCAGGGCACCGGCAAAGCAGAGCACACCACCTGCCAACGCAGATAAAAAAGATGCACCGAAGGCCACACCCAAGCGCAAAAAGGTCGTTGTGGACAATACGGTGAGGCCGCATGAGTTGCGTCAGGCACGAGGTCTGCCAGCCAAGGTGCCTCAGGTTGAGCCGGATTCAAAGATGAGGACGGCGGCCAATCACAGAGTCATGTTGGACCTGGTTCAAGACACGATCATGCGAGGTCTGACGGATGAACAGGCAACCAAGGAATTGGGAATTGGGTTGCCGGAATATCGGAAGCTGCAGACCGGCGTGATGGACCGGCTGATTGAACAGCTTCAGAAGCAGACGACATTTCAGGTGTATGCCCATTATGTGTTAGAGCAGAAATCATGCGTGCTGGAGTTGCAGAAAATGATCGATGGCTTCAAGACATCGAAGCAACACAATGCGCTTGTCGGGGCTGTGAAAGCCAAGTCTGAGATATTGGACAAGATCATTTCCAAGGGACAGGATATGGGAGTGATTGAGAAGCGGGCGAAGCGGATTGAGTTCATTGGTTCGCTGGACGTTCGGAATATGACTGATCTGGACATTGCCCGGAGCATTATGCTTGAGATGCAGGAAATCAATGAGCTGGTCGATGAGGGAATCATTGACGCTGAAGTCGTTGAACCGAAACAATTGACAGGATCATAAGGGGGTTGATTATGGGATCAAGCCAAAACGCACCGACAAAAGATTATTACAAGAATGAGGCGGTGCCAGCTGCGCCAGATTGGCTTCACCTGGACATGGGCGGGACAATGTCCCATATCATGATCCTCAACAGGGGGTCATCCGACCTGGTGTTCAGCTTTGACAAAGGGCAGAACATCCACGGGTCCATTACGGTCCTGGATGGCGGTGAAGTGCGGGATGACATTTCGCACAAGCACATTTCAATTCAGGCAGCCGGGGCCGGGGGAATCGTCCAGATTGAGGCTTGGAGGTCGTCATAATGTCAAGCCATGGTGGAGCGGGTGATGGTGGTGGCGGTGGAGCCAGTGGCCTCAACTTCAAGGATGAAGGGGCTGTTGTAGGCTCAAGCACAACCTTGAATGTGGTCGGGGCTGGTGCGCAGGTCGTCATGGACGGGCTGGAGGCGAAGCTCAATGTGGGCGGTGCTTCCGGGGTCTTGGAGATAGACAAGGACGGGGTGCGAGTCGATGACGCCAGCATCCTGGACTATCTGGGAAATGGCGTTGACATCGATGTCACCGGCGGAATAGCTGCTTTGGCTTGGCCGCAGGTTGTGTCCGCTGAAGTCGTGATTGACCAAAGCTATCCGGCTGACAGTGACACGTTCAATCAGTACAACACCGTGGCGAATGGAATCACCAAGGCGATTGCTTTGGCGGCGGTGGGTCCGGTGACGGTCCGGTTCAAAAAGGGAATATACACTGAAGAGGGCGTTGTCATTCCCGGCAGCAACTATCCGTTGACGCTGGAATTTGAGCCGGGGGCGATTTTTACCGGGGCGGCCACTCCGGCAGACCACATCTTCAAGATCAACAGTGCGGGACAGGCTACCAACCCGCTGTGGATCAAGGGATTCAACTTCAGGCCGGCAGGCAACACCATCGCATATAGCGTGTTCAAGTTGACAAGCGGATCGCAGGTCATGTTCGACGGGATCACCTGGGAGATGCGCATTGGAAACTATTATTCACGCAGGGCGTTCATCGAGGGGGATGACGGCGTGTGGGGGCAGAGCAGCCGCATCTGGGGCCGGAACATCTACACCAAGTGTCTGGCCACTTATGGCGTTGTCAACCTGAGCGGCCATTGGGAGTGTGATTGGCAAAACAGTTCTTTCTGGGCTTATGGGAAGTCAAGTTCATACGGTAACATCCATCATGTGAACGGAACAATTCCATCAGCGGTCAACTGTCACTACTTCACCAATTGTGCTTTTGGCCCTGGGCCCAGGATCATCCACCTTGACAGCAACATCAATTACTGGCTCAACGGGACGTTCGTTGACTACAGTGATTCATACATATTGTCGAATGAGAATGGCGCAAACAACGACGGTGACAGCATCCTTCAGTCGGCGGTCACAGACCAAGGATCACCGGCCACTGTTGATTGGGGCATGGGAGTTCTCAATGCCGGGTTGAAGCGGATAGAATACAATTCCATGCTCATCGCATCGCAGGTCAAGCTGGAGTTGCAACTCAGCTATCAGGATTACAGAGGATTCTATGTTGAAGGGTATGATGACGCAGTTGGGATTGACGTGGCCAACTGCAACGGAATCCAGCCTGATTATGACGCAGGTTACGTTGATTTGCATGATGACCAGGTGGCAGACAACTTCGATCAATACGCTGATGTCGCAGCGTTGACGGCTGTTTGGTCTTTGGTCGGGGCGGGAATGGTTTTGAATTTGGGTCCGAGTGGCGGCAGCGACGGCGGCAAATATATGACGTTTGGCTTTGGCGCCAATTCAGACGACGGATATTGCACACGATCTTTTTCCACTCCACTCCGGCTCAGAGACATGAACTACTTTTCTTTCAGCACCAAGTTTGTTGGGTCAATCGCAACTGATCTGTACATTCAGTTGATTGACGGGACGGGGAAGGTTGCAAACGGTCCGACATTCTCTGATACACCGTCTGGGGGTTGGGATGAGAAAACATATGTCATCGGCAATTTCACCTTGCCTGTGGCTGGCTTCAATTGGAATAACATCACCGCAATCCGCTTCCGGTTGTCCGTCACTTTGGTGAATAGCGGACAATACCAGATTGATGACATTCACGTTCACAAGGATGAAGTTTGGACGGCGCAAACTGTCATCGATCAGATGGACACGCTGACAGGGTGGACAGCGGTCGCAGGCACTGCTCCCACGCTGGCTTCCGGTTTGGGCCTGAACGGTGGTGATGCGGTCCGGGTTGATTTTGCTAACAGCACAGGAATCTACAAAACCGGGTCGTGGAATTTTGGAGTTGATCCAATTGCCTTCCACGTCAAGGTGAAGTTGGAAACTGGGTTCACTCCGGGCAATGGCATCAACTGCATCTTGATGATGTATGATGGCACCCGCTGGATCTGGATGGATGGCCCAAGATCACCTGTTGTTGGCGGCGTGGGCGATTCCGAAAATGGAATATTCAACGCAGACGGCGGAAAGTGGAAGTCACTGGTTTGGTTTGTGTCGGATGGGATCACCTGGGGAACATCGTTGCCGGGCGGGACACACGGGAATCCTGATGATTTCAATTTTGCCAATGTGCAACAGATCAGAATATATGCCAATTTCAGATATACGCAGGGGACGGTTCTGTTCAATAATCTTGAAAAAGGAATGCCTGGAGTCATTGTCACCGATGCTTTCCGGCAAACCACAGATGTCGTTGGACAGATGCTTTCCCACAGCGGATACAATCTGAAAAGCATCTTCAGGCAGGATTGGAGTGTTGCCACCACCAGCGGCCTTTTGTTCCAATGGCAAAGGTTCGCAACACCGTTGACAACTGCCAGGTGCTTCCTGGGCTTGTGGCCTTATGAACATCAGTCGGGACAGGCCGGACACCAGAATCCAGGGGATGGGATGTTGGGCGAATGGTTGGACAGCGTCATCACAGCCACTGACTATCCGTACATGCGAATGAGGATTTGCGCCAAAGGCCGGTTGAGGATTACCAACAGTGCGCTGATGTGGAATGATTAAGGGGGTTTGACATGGGTAAGTTCGGAAGGAAAGACGTCACACAACAAACAGCCTTTGCCTTGCTGAAGCAGGATGGGCTGGATGTGAAAATTCAAGGGGCCATCCTGGACGTTCAGAACAATCCGGTTGTCATTCCACCGGCGGTCTTGACCCTGGTTGCCAGTGCCACCAATTACATTTATGTAGTGGTGGGAGGTGCCACGATTGAGGCCAATACAACCGGATGTCCAGACCATGGCAAGCCGTTGTGGGAGATCACCACAGACGGCAGCGAAGTGGTGGAAGCCATTGACAAGCGGGCTGTGGTTCGCCTGTCCGCTCACTCTGCCTGTGTAACATCGCCCACGTGGCTTCAGGAGCAGACGTTCAACGGTGATGTGGACTGGTCCAACTTTGACATTTCAGGGTCCGTGGACATTCCAGCCGGGGCGACCGGGATCAGGATGGAGGTGCACGTCAAGGAAATGGGGACGGTGCCTGCTGCTGACCAGGTGTTTGCTATGTTCCGGCGACCGGGGGAAACAGCACTCAGCCAGGCGAAGTTGGTTGCGCCACAAGTGTCCGGGCGTTGGTTCACCAGGACGGTTGAGGTCAAGTTCGGAGATGACGGCAAGACCATCCAGTTCAAGGTGGACGTGGACACCCAGATGCTGGTGAAGGTCGGATTGGCCGGTTGGGTGTATGGTCACTAATTAGGGGAAAATCATGGGTGAGCAAGCATACGAATATACCAAGGCGCAATACAATCCTAGCAGGTTCAAATATGAGCTTGCTACCGTTGGGATTGAGACTGGTCTGGTCAGGATAGAGTTCACAGAGCCGGATCAATTGGCTGTGGTCTTTGATGAAAGTTTATCGCAAGAGGATTCCGATGCCTTGGCCGGAATGGTGGCTGCTCACTCCGGTGAGCCTATGGTGCGCCATGACTACAAGTGTCTTAATTGCGGTGAGGATGGTTACACCTTGGACTTGGATGACACACCACCGAGCAATTGCCCCAGTTGCGATAGCGGAAAGATCGTTGGCAAGCAGAGCACATCGCTGGTCGTTGACACCATATCAATCGTGAGCCGAAAGCAAACCAAAAGTGATTCCACACCGCAGGTTGCTGACCCGATTCCGGTTGACGCTGACTTGTACCCTGAAGGGGTGGCAGTTCGGGCGATGGCCTTGGGGAAGCAACGCAATGGCGGGACCGGGACTGTTAAGTTGTATGATGTGACCAATGACCATGTATTGGGAGTGATTGATTTCACAGAAGCGGTGGCCACTCCCAAGAAGATAACACTCAGCAGTTTTCCCACGGAAGGGCTTTGCGTGATTGAAGCACAGTTCTACACAGACGGGACCGGGGATTTTGACCTGTACAACGTCAAGTTGGAGGTGTACTGATGGCCAAAGAATATGACGTGCGTGTGTACTGCGAAGATGAACAAGAGTTCAAGCGGACCACGCAATCAACCCTGGATGAGAATTGGGTGCCCACCGGCTGTGAGGCGCACACCATCAGGGATTTTGTAATTGAAGATGAGCGTGAGGTGGCGTGATGAGTCTAACACAGGATGAGAAGCTGGACCGGGCGGCGGCCATCCTCAGCGCATCATCTAATCCGCAGGTGGCTGCTCTTGGGGCCAGAGTCGGGGTTGAATACAAAGAGGCTAAAGCATGCGCTGAGGCAATTGGATTCAACACGATGAGGGTTGAGGGGCTTGAACCGGCGGACATGGAGCAGGCACTCATCGAGATGCTTGCGGCTGAGGGACCGGCTGACGAGTATTTTTTGACCAAGGCGGCGGCCAGGGCGATTGAATTTTCAAATCTGCCTTTGTCCAATGTGAATCGAGTCACAACGGCGGCAATCAACGATTTGAAGCACATTGGCGGTTGGACACACTTCAGCCAGAACACAAGGGTTGATGACCGCTTCCGAAAGGCCATGTTGAGTAAGCTGGATTTCAATGACCCGGATCAAGCCAGAGTCGGGGCTGAAGTCCTGTTGACGGTCCAATTGCCGCACAACTTCAAGGAATATCGGGAGCACCCCAATCCGGTTGTGTCCCAGGCAGCAAATCAGGCTGGCCGGAAGCGTATTGCGTTCATGTCTGTGGTTCGCAGTTTCAGATTTAAGGCCACCAAGGGGGTTGCGAACAATGTCGCAGTTTAGCAGATACTGGGATGTGGTCAACAGCTTCAATCCATACAGGACGTTCTATGTGAGCAGCTTGTTTGGTGATGATAGCAATCCGGGCGGAAGCGCAGCCCCTTGGAGGACACTCCAACACGCTGTGGACAATGTTGACCGCAAGGATGCCATCTGCATCAAGTCAAAGAGGTCTGCGGGCGAAGTGGTTGACGTCAATGTGCCGGATATCCTCATTTACAACGGTGACAATGATGAGGGCGGCGCAAGGGGATTACAGGCATTTCAGGCCATACACATCCGTCAACCGGGTGTGATGTTGGCGGGAATCACGGTTGAAACAATCACCAACTTGGACACATCGGCTGATTTTTCGGATGCGACCGGGAATATGTTGGACAATTCTGGACCGTATCCTGTATGGAATGACAACCCTGTTCCTTATGATGCCAACGGGTTGACGCTGTACAGGTGCGTTTTGGGCGGGATTTTCAAACCACCTCAAGTTGGTCTTTATTGGCGGGGCGGCGGTCCGATCAAGTTGGTTGAATCATCGATGGGATTCAGCGATTATGGCGTGGTGCTTAGGAGTGTTGGGCAAAGCATTTTTGGACGCAACATATTCCTGGGCGGATCGGTCGGAATCTATTGCGAGGATGAAGACTTGATCAAAGCATCTGCTGAAAGCGGCGGCGCATCGTTTGAGGCGTTGATTGTAGGAGCAGTCCCCAATCGGTTCTTGGACAATACTTTCCTGAATAGCATCAATGAAATATGGGACAACAACTTGGTGATCGGCAACATGGCCAAGCGGAATCTGTACACGGTCGCGTTGTTCAGTTTGACTTTGGAGGCCTGGGGGACCAAATATTGGGACACGGAAGCGTGGCAAAATACCGTTGAGTTCATTTACACGGAATATGGGATTGCCATCGAAAGTCCTGAGATGATCGGATACAGCCTTGCGCAATTGTCGCTGGCTGAGTTGTATGAGGTCTATTCATACTTGTCGGAACAAGGCAGCCCAGAGTTCAGTTCAATTATGACATCGTATTGGGGAGCACTCACACCCAACGAACAGCGTTCAGGATATCTTAACAGCCGCAGACGGGGTGTTGAGGTCAAACCTGATGTGGCTGACTACCTGGTGGAACACATTGAGAATCCGGGGACCATCGATGAATACACCTGGTATGGGGCGGATGATGAATACAAGGCGATGATGGCTGCCAGACAGAGTGATTTTGGGATGATTGCGTATCCGCCAGTGATTCCTTTCAATCCATTTTCCGAGTACAGGCCCACAGATGATCCAATCTATCCCAATGACATTTTGGATCGGGGCGGATATGACATGGACACCATCGGTGATGGACAGTTCGGTTACAAGATTGTCCCATATCCGAGTGATCTCAATTTGTGTAATGTGTGGGGGAAGGTAAATGACTTGGGGTTGACCACCGAGAATGCCAACCGGGTTGAGGTGGTGTTTGAAGCGGTGTTGCCAGAGGCGGCGGGGCCGGACCCAAGCATCATAACAAGGCCGGAAGTGGTTGCCAAACCTGATCACCTCACCGGCGAATTCACAGTGGCATTGGCCAGAGGGGCCAAAGTTCGGGTGGTGTGCATAGAAGCGGGGCTGGATGAAACATTCACTGTCCCGGACCAACCCACAGCAAAGCTGACTGACTTGATCACAATATAAGATGACAGACACTGTTAACATAGCAGACGTGAATGCACTCCGGGGCAAGTTCCAGGTGGTTCAGCCGCAGGTGAAAGAGCAGTCCGTGCGGGACGGGATGCTCACCAGGCTGAAGTCGCACATGGAGATCAAGAATGAAATGATCAGACGGGCGGTGTTCCAACAGGGCCGGTCTGATATTCTTGCCAGGAAGGTCTTGGGGTATCAAGTGCTGGATTTTCACGCTGCGATACTTGACCACCAGCGGATCCACAAGCACTCCATGATCCTGGGATGGCGTGGTTCGGGAAAGTCCACGATGGGTGATGTCACGTTCGGAATCGAACAGGCATTGAAAAATCCCAACATCAGAATTCTGATTGCTTCCAAGACGCAGAACCAGGCTGAGACCTTTCTGAAGGAAATCAAAGGGCACCTGGAGCACAATCAGAAGCTGGTGGACATTTTCGGGGAACAAAGGCACCCCGACAAGTGGCATGAAAAAGAGGCAAATGTGTTGCCTCGCACCACGTATGCCAAGGAAAGCACCTTCACCTGTATAGGGATTGGGGGCGCACTTCCGGGGCGGCATTTTGACATAATTATTGGCGATGACCTGGTTGATGAAGACAACAGCCGGACCAAGGGCCAACGTGAGAAGCTCAAGACGTGGTTCTACAAAGTTCTGTTGCCCACGCTGGAGCCGGAAGGTGAGTTGCATATTCTTGGGACCAGATACCACCCAGAGGATTTTTACAACCACATGCTCCACAACGATATGGTGAACAGCACTCTAACACTTCCGGCGGTTGAGATTCCTGACGGTTGTTCCATTGAAGAGGGGCGTTCACAGTGGCCTGAAAAATTCCCGTTGGAGTGGTTGGTGAAGCACCGACAGAAAATGGGGCCAGTGTTTTTCGATGGCCAGTATCAACAGAATGTCGAGGGGATGCAGGGCAAGATTGTTCTGTGGGATTGGCTTCAGAAAAGATTTGAGAATGTTCCGGGCGGGACAGTCAAGTGGATGGGAGTTGATTTGTCTGTAGGGAAAGCGGGCGGCGATTTTTTTGCGGCCGCAGTTATTGCTCATCACAGGGACAAGCGGGAATTTTATGTTGATGAAGTCATCCGTGGGCGATACACAATGAACCAGCAGATTGAAAAGATCATAGCAATGGCCAGGCGTCACAAGCCAGCCAGAGTCGGGATTGAGGCCAATGCCTTCCAGGCGGTCGTGCCACAACAGATCAAGGCCAATCCTCAATATCAAGATGTTCCTGTTGTTCCGATCTTTACCCAAACGGACAAGACGACAAGAGCGTGGTTGTTGAGTTCTCACCTTCAGGACGGGCGCATGTTCTTCAGATCGGGACAGACCGATCTTTTGTCTGAATTGGTTCAGCTTCCCGATGGTGAGCATGATGATATGTTTGACGCCATCGAGATTGCGACCAGGATGGCGTTGGGGAAGGTTCGGACACGCAAGAAAAGAAAATCAGAACCAGGGGTGATTTGAGGTAAGCTATGGGCGATGATAACATCAGACAGTTGCCGGTGAAAAAATCCAGGCGTGCTCAGCCGGTGGAGCGGAAAAAGGTTGTGACGGAAAGTCAGAACCAGAAAACAGTTCGTGCCATCGTGGTAGGTGTGACCAAGCAGGGCGGCGAAGTCGCTGGACGCAGCAATGATCTGGGAAAGGACCCATTTGCGGGGATGTATGGAGCCAACACCAGCCACCAGCTGATCTATCCGCCATATGACTTGCTCACCCTGGCCCAGCTGGAAGAGCACAGTTCAGAGTTGGGGCCGTGCGTTCAGGCGATGGAAACCAACATTGCTGGGTTCGGGTGGAAGTTGAAACCGATTGTGCCAGTGACCAAGAGCACAGACAAAGCTGTCAAAGAAGCAATGCGGAAGGAAATGATCAGGGTTGAAAATTTTTTCCGCAATTGCGGATATGGGCGCAAATCATTTACCAAGGTGAAACGGGACACCAGACACGATCTTGAAGACACCGGGAATGCCTACTGGGAAATCATCAACAACTTGAAGGGTGACCCGGCGATGGTCAACCAGATTCCGTCACACACAGTCCGCTTGTCAACGCTGGACAAAGAGCAGGTCCAGGTCAAAGAGCAGGTGTTGGAGCAAAAAGAGGATGGCACTTGGGACTATGTTGAACGGACGGTTTGGAAGCGGTTCAGAATGTATTGCCAGATCAGGGAAGGAAACAAGGCCTGGTTCAAAGAGTTCGGTGACCCCAGGGTCTATGATGTCAAAACCGGCGATATGAAGGATGAGAGTTGGCCAGCTGCTCAGAGGGCCAACGAGATGATCCATTTCAAGTTGTACAGTTCCAGGTCACCTTATGGGTTGCCCAGATACATCGGGAATCTGTTCAGCATTTTCGGGAGTCGGGCGGCTGAGGAAATCAACTATGTGACCCTGAAAAACAACAACATTCCGTCCATGGTCGTCATGGTTGCCAACGGACAGCTGACGGAATCCTCAATCAACCGGGTCCAGCAGTTCGTTGAGGAACAGATTCAAGGTGAATCGAATTACAGCCGATTCCTGATATTGGAAGCTGAACCAGCGAGTGAGATGCCAGAGTTGACCGGAAGCGGCACCATGAAAATGGACATCAAGCCGTTGAAGGACCAGCAGATGTCAGACGCTATGTTCCAGGAGTATGACAAGGGGAACAATGACAAGGTCAGGCGATCATTCCGGCTGTCCCCATTATTCCTGGGCGAAATCAAGGACTACAACCGGGCCACAATGCAACAGTCCAGGCGGGATACTGAAGAGCAAGTGTTTGCTCCAGAAAGGAATGAGGATGACTGGGTGATCAACGCCACGTTGATGGCCCGGCTACAGGCCAAATATTACAAGTTCAAGACGAACACACCTGACGTGACCGATGACGCCAGCGTGACCAAGGTTATGTCGGCGGCAGAAAGGTCCGGCGGGATGACCCCAAGGATTGCCCGGATCATGACTGAGGATATTATGGGGATGCAGCTGGGGAACATCGATGAGGAATTGGGCGACAAGGCGGACACGCCATTCACGATACTTGTGGCAGAGGCGGCCAAGAATGTCGCACCTGTTAACATGGGGACCACGGTTGGTGTAGGTGCCCAGGTGGCCGGACAGCCGGTGCGGAAGGGCGCAGACGGGAAGCTGGTTGAGTCATTGCTCTTCATGAGGAATGCCCTGGACGCTGAATTGCTGTTGAGGACCGGGCAGCTGGGATGGCAGGGGTTGCTATCCGACTATGAAGCCGACGTGGATGAGCCGGATGAAGATGAGGATGAAGCTGACAATGAATAACCTGGCACGAAATATGCTTGGATTCAGTGGTGTGGTTCATACCATGGATACAGGTGACATCGTGGCAGGGGCTGCCATTCTCGATGAAATGCTGGCAGATATAGGCCATGTTGAGAAGGCAAATACAGGCCGGTTAGCAGAGGCCAGGCTCAGCACTGTGATGTTGGAGCAGTTCCAGGGCAAGGCTAAAAAGGCCATGGCAGGAATCATTGGGCAGTTGAAGGGTGGAGAATTAAGCCAGGCCAGAATAGATCGGGCGATGACTTGGGCGGCAGGACAATTCAGCACCTTGTCCAAGAGTGAAGTCCAGCAACTCATCGCTGCCACATCAGCCCTGTACATGGCGGAAAAGGGCACGATGGCCAAGACGTTCGGAATCAAATATGCGTTGAATCAGATTGATCAAAACGCAGTCCAGGCGTTGGCCAGGGAACAGGTGTGGTGGATAGGCGATTTTTACAATGATGCGCTTTCAAAGCGGGTCCGGGATATTACCACGAGGGTGATGCTTGAGAGCGGATACAGCCGGACAGTTGCGGCCGGGGAATTGGAAAAACAGCTGGCAAAGGAATTGGGGTTGGCAGCCGGGGCAAGCACCTTAGCAGACCTGGTTCCATCAACTTTCCCAGGAAGCGTTCGGAGTTATTTCAAGGGGTTGGCCGGGACCATCCAAAACAGGGCGGCCAACTTTGGAAGGATATCAACATTCACCCAGGCCGGGGTTGCCACCTACAAGATCGAAGCTGTCATGGACCAGCGGACATCTGAAATATGTAGGTTGATGGACGGGCAAACATTTGATATTCAGGTTGCCCAGACCTACATGGATGATTACTTGGGTGCAAACAACAAAGCAGATGCGCTCAAGACTGTTCAGTGGAAGTCACCGACCGATATCAAAGGCATGGATGAGTCGCAGCTGGCCAAGGCCGGAATGGCTCTGCCACCATATCACTTCAGGTGTAGGACGGTCGTTGTGGTTCACAGCTTCCAATCAGGTTCAATACAGGTGCCTGCGATGGATGCGTTGAAGCCGGGAAGCTCACCAAGCAATCCGGTCTTCATTCCGCCTGACCCGGTTGGGAATAGTTTGCGGAATAGTCAGATCATGAACACAACGCCATTGGGGGCACAACAGGCATCCAATGAAGCATTTTGGGTGACGATGGAAGATGGCATCACCGGGATAATGAAACCGGCGGCGGGGGAACACAAGAATTTGCTTGAGTATTTGAGAGCACCTCCAGGGTCATCGGCAAGGAAAACAGCAGCCAAGAAGATAAAACCAGGTTCAATGGCTCGCAGGGAAGCTGCCTTGTCTGAGTTTGATCACAACATATCTGGTTGGGGTATTGTTCCCAGGACGGTTACACGTGAAGTTGAGGGTCACGGGTTTGTATCCATACAGCAAAAAGTCCCAGGCGCCAAGACGGCTGGTGACATTAACAGGAGCAACCGTGAGCGATTCCTGAAATCACTCAGGAGTAAGCGTGTCCAACAGATGGATGTCATGGATGCCATGTTCGCCAATGGCGACCGGCACATGGGCAACTATATGTTTTCAGGAAACAAGGTGTATGCCATCGACAACGGGCTGGCAGCACCACAAGGATTGCCCAGGGGCGGAAATGGATATGCGCTTCAACGTGGCGATTCTAAGTTGGGCGGGCTTGATCCCATGAAGACCGATCAGAGCATATTCAAGTTCTTCAAGGAAACAAAAGCTGATGATCTCAAGGATGTGTTGGTCAATTCAGGGTTGGACGACACATCAGTTAATGCTGTGGTTGCAAGGTTTGAATATATGCAGGAAAATGTGGGCGTTTTCAGGGATTATGATTTTGCAACAGCGTTTGAAAAAGTGGTGACCGGGATGGGCGAAAAAGGATTGATGAAGGGGTATTAAAGATGGACAAAATAAATTTTTACAAATCGGTGAACGGAAAAGCCAAGCACCAGGGGTCACTCAGAATCGTAAAAGGTGAACTTGCTTGGTCCAAGGACGCAACCGGTGAGGCCAAGGAAATTGTGGGCAGCTTGGAAACGGAAAATGACCCCAAGACCAGCCCAAGCAAATATCTTGAGGAAATAACAATGTATGTTCGCAGCGCATATTTCTGGGCGGCGGCGGCATAGGAGCAGCTGATGTTTGATTTCAAACCAGGGGACAAGGGAAAAGGAATCACCCAGATTCATGAGCGTGGTCTGACAGAAAATCAGGCGAAGCGAATGGGGGCCGGTTTTGCTTTTGGGTGGGACCCAGTGGAATTGGAACCCAGCCAGGTGACACGCCTCAAGCAATTGGCTCCTGGGAATTGGGAAGCAGCTTTGGGCCGGGCGGCGGCGGGAAACACAGAGGCATTCCCCAAGATCGACAAGGTGGATTTGTCGGGCTTGTCAGCGGCGGATAAGCGGTTGGTTGGTCTGGTCAACCCGGTTAGCATCCACACCGATATTCGCATGGCACCGGCAGGCAAGGGTTATTGGGAAGGATTCACGGTGTTCACTCCGGGGAATCAGTTCAAGGAAAACAAATTCAGGGAAGTGGAATATGCCAGGATGGCCGGGACATTTAAGTTGTCCAGCGACTATGACACGGCCAAGGGTCCAATGTCGTGGATGAAAGTCGGGGATGGAACACCCAAAATATATCCGCCAGGCGCAGTCGGGTCCACCAATGATTCCTGGAGCCGGTTCAAGATAGTGGACAAATTCACTTGGACAGCCGGTGTCCAGGATGAGAATTACAAAGAGTTCATGTTCAAGGGCGGGAAGGTTATGAACGGCAGGTGGATATTCACCAACGTGCCTCTTGGCAACGGGGAAAGGCGGTGGATGATTTACAGGCCGGGGAATCAGGAAATGGACAAGCCGAAAAAGGTGATCAAGGAATCTGGTGAACAAGTACAGGAATTAGGCGATGAGCTTGCGTGGACGATGCCAATTGCAAAGTCCAGTGAAGAGGAAAGGACAGTGACGGGCGTTGTGCTGGAGCCGGAAGTGACCGACAGCCACGGCGATATTTACAGTGCCAAAGTCATCTCCGATGCAGCACACGCCTTCATGATAGAGTATCAAAAGATGGGCATCATGCACCGTGACTTCAGGAAGTCTAGCAAAATCAGGATCGTTGAAAGCTACATCGCTCCGCAACCGATGGCGCTGGGTAACCAGCATGTCAAGGCTGGCTCCTGGATAATGACCGTGAAAGTGCTAGACGACAACACCTGGGATGATGTCAAGGCAGGAAAGCTGCGTGCTTTCTCAATCGGCGGAATAGCCAGGACCATACCTGCGTAAAAAGGGGGGAAGCAATGAATGGCTGAGTTAGACACAGAAAAGAACATGGTGGATGTATCCGCCAAACCAAAAAGACGTTTCATTGGCCTGTCTGTCAAAGAGGTTAGCCTGGTTGATTCAGGGGCTAATGAGCGTGATTACGCAATCATAAAAAGAAAAGGGGGGCCAAACATGGCTGACGAAACCAAAGTGAAGCGTCAAAAAGTTGACGCTGCGGAAGTGGACGATGTCACCAAGGCGGACGGGACCGCAGACAACGATACCACTGAGCCCAACGGCGATCAGATGGTGTTAAACCAGCTGGTTGAAACCGTTGAGAAAATGACCGGTGCGCTTGAGAAGCTCACCGAAACCGAAAAAGCCCAGGATCAGAAAGGTGGCGACGATGCCGGTGACGGCACCGAGGAAACCACGGAAAAGGCCGGGGCCGGGGCTGCCAAAGGGAAGCTCATGGGAGCAATGGCCAAGCTCAAAGCCGGTGACACCAAGGGTGCGCTTGCGATGATGCAGGAAGCCATGAGTGCCATGGGGCCGGTGGCAGCCAAAAAGTCCGATGACGCTGTCAGTGACGACACTGGCACCGATGAGGACGTGGAAAAGGCCGGGGCGAAGCTGAGCAAGACCAGATTGGCCCAGCTTGAAAAGGGCGTTGGCGACGTGGAAAAGGCCATGGACACTCTCAAAGGTCTGCTGGCCGATGTCAGCCCCAAAGAGTCCAAGACGGAAAAAAACGCTGACGGGGACACTGTCATCAAAATCGACGGATCAGAGGTGGCTGCCCAGATCACCAAGGCACTGGAGCCGGTCACCAAGCAGCTTGAGGGCGTTGGCAGCATTGCCGAGCAGCTGAAAGGCATCGGAGCCAGGCTGGACAACGTGGAAAAGAATGCGGGACAGAGCCAGGCCGGGGAAGGCACTGAGGACGTTGAAAAGTCCAAAGGTGACAATAACATCTGGGCCGGGTCCGCTGTGGACATGTCCAGCGGTCCCAAAGCCGCTGTGAACCAGTAACCCAACAGAAAGGAAAAAGGGGGTTTTAACAATGACTAACCAGGAATTGGTCGAAAAAGCGACCATCACCACTCACCAGCTGGCTGCGGCCGGGAAGCTGAACCCGCAGCAAGCTGACAAGTTCATCGACTATGTGGTTGACGAGTCGATGCTCAAACAGGCCGCACGCACCGTCAGGTTCACTCCTGAAACACTGGACATCGACAAGATCGGCGTTGGCAAGCGTGCGGCGGTGCCCGCTGCCGAGGGGATTGACCCTGGGGTGCGCAGGGGCGTTAACACGTCCAAAATCTCGCTCACTCCCAAGGAAATCATGGTGCCCTTTGAGCTGGGCGACACATTCCGTGAGATCAACATCGAGGGCGAGCAGGTTGAGGACCACGTCATCAAGATGATGGCGACCCAGATGGCCAACGACATGGAAGAGATGTACATCAACGGTGACCTGTTGGGACAGGCGGCCACTCCGGCAGACCTGGATGAAGGCGAGGAAACCGACAAGTACATCAAGGACCGTCTGTTGGCCCTGTTCAATGGCTGGCTTCGCATCGCTGACGGCGGCCACATCGTGGACAATGCCGGTGCGGCCATCGACCACACCCTGTTCTCCAAGATGTTCATCGCCATGCCCAGGAAATTCCGGCGCAACCGTGCGCAGCTGCGCTTCCTGATGCCCAGCGACCTGGAGCAGATCTACAGAGACACCATTGCCAAGCGTGAGACGGCGGGCGGTGACGTGGCTCTCACCAGCAGCGGCAAGCTCATGGCGTTCGGCATCGAGGTCGTGCCTGTTCCGCTCATGCCGGGCAATCCCACCATCGTGGAGCACGTCCAGCTTTCCGGGACCACTGCCGTGTCGCTGCGCTACAAGAACATCATCGCAGGCAGCGAAGTCGTGACGCCCAGTGACCTGAATCGCACCCCCACCACCCCTTATGTGGGCGGCGGGACCGATTACACTCTGGATGAAGTCAACGGCACCATCGTCAGAGTGGCGTTGGGAGCCATCGGTGACGGCCAGATCGTCAAGGTCACCTATGAGGTCCAGTCCCAGCTGATTCTGACCCACTACAACAACTTCATCGTGGGAATCGGGCGGGACATCCGCATTGAGCGGGACCGCAACATCTACAGACGGGTCAACGAGTTCGCCATCACCGCCAAGGTGTCCGTGAACTTTGAAGAGGTTGACGCCATCGTCAAGGCCATCGATGTGGAGTCCACCCTGTAAAAAGGGTGGGCAACCACGTTGAAATGAAACCATAAGGGGGACAATAACATGGGATCGAATGTGTTATCAACCAAACAGGACCAGTTCGTTGGCGCTGACGCTGACGTGGAAATTTTCCTGGAAGGGGCTGGCGTTGACCAGATCGTTCTCAGGAACAACACCGATCTGCTGGAGTACAAAAAACTGAAGCTGCAGGATGGAGCAGAATGCTGGGCCATCGATGAGACCGGGGCCGTGACCCTGATCGCAGCTGACGGGGACGGAATCACGCTGGTTGAGGAAACCAACGGGACCAGGATCACCATCGCTGCGGCCATTGCGGTTGCCGACAGCGTGTTCCAGTGGATCGCAAACATCAACTAACCACGGGGTGGTTCTCACGAATCATCAGCCGGGAAAAGGGGATTCAAATGACCAAGAAAAAGGCAGCGGTGAAAAAGACAACCGTCAAGAAAAAGGCGGTGGAAAAGGCCAAAGTTGCGGATGAGCCCAAGGCGGATGCGCCCAAGGCGGCGCCAAAGCAGCTGATTGGCTATTCAGTCAGGCTTGTAGAGGGTGTGAAGTCATACACGATCAATGGTGCCAGCGGGCGCAAGTATGTGTTCGTGGCCGGCAAACCGATCAACGTGACCAATCCGCAGGATCAGTTGGCTTTCCTCACGGAATCCAAAGTGAACTGCACACCCCTGTACGGGCTGAAGCGCCAGAAAGTATAAGGCCAGACACACAAGCCGAAAGGTATTTGGTGAAAGGTCTTTCAAATCAAAAGAGGTAATGAGATGAAACAGTTGATTTCCAAGGAAACAGGGCCAAGGTCGGTTAACACCGGCAAGAGACACCTTCACATCCTTCCGGGTCTGCCGGTTTATTTGGATGATGATGAGGCGGCGGTTGTGGTTGCTTCCGGCTTGAAGGTCCAGGAAATGGATATCAAAGTCCAAAAGCGGATCAAGTCCACACTCACTTCCAAGCCAGAGGCCACCGAGGATGGCAGCAGTGACACGGAAGCGGACAACCCTGTGGTAGTGGATGACGGTGTTCACGATTGTCCATACTGCCCAGAAGATAAGCCCAGACAGTTCGACACACCCCAGGGGCTTGCGTCACATATCCGGGCCAAACACCCCGATGACTATGAGGGGTGGAAGGAATCAAGGGACAGCGATTGATTAAGGTGCACACCAAAGATGGGGTGACCCAATCCTTTGATATGGAGGTTGCCGGCGGAATTCAAGCGTGTGAAGCGTATTTGAAAGAGCAGGCAGCCCATATATCAGGGATGGCCATACACCATCGAAAGGTCATGCACACTTTTCCAATTCCCAAGAAGTTCAAGGCAATCCGTTTTGGGGCCAAGATGGTCGTGGGGGATTCCGGGAAATACAAAGGGAAGCGGATTGGTGAATACATATCCTGCCAAGCAGATGATATTCGCATAACCTTGTTGGTGTACTATACCAATAACATGGCCAGGGTTGATGTGGCTAAGGTTGGGAAACCAAGGTACAGCCCTGATGCCAAGCCACAGTCGTTGTCCAGCATCGGTGATATTCCGGGATTTGGGGAAGCGAAAAAGGCGGTGGGATCATGAGGGAATATGCGTATGTGACCCCAGAAGAGTTGTATGATGCTGGGGTTTTGAATCGGGACAAAGTCGATGAAGATGCGGCTTGGTTGGTGATATTGGATGCGCAGGCAACTGTGGAGTTGGTCACCAGGCAATGGTTCAACGCCAGGATGCTTGAGATTGTGATCGACGGGGCTGACAGCGCAGTGATGTTTTTTGGCGTGCCCATAATCGAGATCAACGAAATGTATTTGAATGAGGATGAGATTCCACAGCCGGTTGAGAATTACATTGTTCACAATTCCATTTCTTGGCCGGATGATCGACGCAACCCCAGAGTTGAACTCAAGCGGCAACGGCGGAATATTTTTGTTGGTACCAGTGCTGGTTTATTTTTGAAAGGATACCAGCAAAAATTCATTGGCAGGTTCGGATACATAGAGCCGGATGGATCCACACCAGTTCCAATCATCAAGGCGATGTACAGACTGGTGGCCAACACAGCTGCCGATGGATTTGGCGGGACCGGGGGAAGCAATGCAGCCGGGCCAATCAAGCAGGAAATAACAGACGGCCACTCAATAACATATGCCACAGCGGCAGGGTCGTCATTCAACAGGCCTGATTCCACCGGGGATCAGGATGTGGACAGGATTCTTGGACGCTACAGGAGTCCATTGCTCATAGGGGCACCGAGGAACAAATGGCCAGACCAAATCTTATACACCCGATATCCGTGGTGATAGACCAGGTTGATCCAGAGGCCACTGCCTGGGATGAAGAGGCACGTGAGCCTGTTCGTCAAACCAAGACGAAACGAATCACGGTTGATGCGCAGGTCAAATGGTTCAATATGGATGATCCCAAGGCCAGGGAAGCGGGCGTTGGTTATTACGCACGTGGCTATTTGCTTTTCAGCGTGTCGGAGTTGTTGGAGGCAGGGATCAGTATCAACCGGCAGGACCGGGTGGTGAAGATCGGGTTCATGAGTGTTCAAGACACTTACATCAGAGGATTTGCGCCAATGGGGCACTATCCTGATCAAAACGGGGCCGGGTTGTTGAAAGCGTATTTTGGCGACAAGCCAGAGGCGGCATGATGGCGGAATTCATCAGACTGACAGGACCATGGAAAGCATTGCAGGCCGGGTTGAATCCGGCCAAGTTCAAGGCCAACATGGAGCGCAATGTTGGTCGGGCTACACGCCAAAATGCGTTGGTGGTTCAAAAGGAAATTCAAGCCACCATTAAGGGCGGTGTGAATCCTGGAATAACAGGGTTGTCACAAATGCACCACAAGGGTTCAGGGAAGTCAAGTGATAAGCCGTTGGTGGATGAAGGCAGCTTGTGGATGAACGTCAACACCAGGGTTGTTAGTTGGCGGGAAGCGTTCGCAGGAATCATAAAAGGTTCGGAGCAGTACGACATTGGCGTCACACTACATGAAGGTGCCAGCATCCAGGTGACAGATCGGATGAGGGCATATTTCAGATATTTGGCTCATGAAACGGGCGGCGTGATAAAACCATTGTTGGATTCTACCACGGTGATTGTAATTCCGCCAAGGCCATTTATTAAATTGGCATACACAGGAAGTGTATCCAAAGACCTGCAAAACCGTTGGAAGATGGCGATGCAGATGACCATGAGGGAAATTGCGAGATGAAGAGGGTGCTGAAATGCTTCTCATACAACGAGCAAGCCAGACCAAATATAATCTTGAGTGATCCCAGCCAGATCAGGCTCAATCCCAAAGGGTGGATTCAACTCAAGGCACAGTCTGATGGCTGGTATCCTCTTGATCTCACAATGACTGTCAGGTCTTGGGTGACCAACCCAACGTCACTTATTCAGTGGTTGGGTGCGTTCCAAGAAGTGTCTATCAAACCGGAAGGGACGTACATCAGACACAGAATATCGGACGGGGCGACTGATTACTGGTGGGATGGGTTTGCTTGGGTTGAGGTGCTGGATGATGATCTGGATTGGAACACGGAAGCTGAAGTCAGGGAACACATATCAGCTTGGCTCAATCAGCGTTTGCAAGTCGTGAGCAACCTGTACACTGAGGACCGGGCTGTTACACCGCAACTGTTGGAGTTGAGATTTGCGATGTTGTGCGACATTGCGGTATATGAAGACCTGATTTTCAGGAGTCTCATTCCAGTCCTGGAGTCCGGGATCAATCCGACGGCAGATGTTATCTATGAAATGGAGGCTACTGCCAACGAGATTGCCATATCTGCGCTGGGAGTGGGCCTGGATGTAGTCGGGGTTGAGGCAGTCCTGGTCGATGGCGTATTTGGCAGCCTGTTCGATTCCTTTGACGGAATCAATATCAACTTGACAGAAGCGGTCGTGTCTGGCACGAAAGTCCGGGTGAAGCTGAAATACAAGCTGGAAGTCATCTATACATACCATCAGGATTTTTTGCAGTTGGAAAAATTGCCAGCATTGGTTCTGGTAGGATATGACACAGGCAGCAGGATGACACCGCAAGGAAAGGAAAGCGTGACGAGTGGGGACGGGACCACGGCCATTGAATTCAGCGACAGCATGGTTGAGACGTTCACATTCAATTTGTTAGGAATATCCGAGTTGGGAGTTGACCAGCAGAGGATGAGGCAGGCAATGGAAGATTTTTTACAAGGCCTGGGCGTGTTCCGGTCTGTTGGGCTGGATGAAGAATACACCCTGGTAGTAATGCCTGCTGTGGAAACGAATAACAGGCCAAATTTGGGTGATTACAAGCAAGTGATCATACCAATTGAGGTAAGATATGTGCCGATATTGACAACACCTGCTGAAGACAAGTTCATAATCAATGACTTCAGGGTGACGGCAAAGGTTGCGGAGTGATGGAAAATCTAAAAAGGGGGTTGAAAAACCATGGCTGAACAGAGACGGTTTGGCCCTACTCTTGGGGCCGGTGTCACAGTCATTGAGCGTCCATCAGAAAAGCCGATTGAACCGGCTGCTCTGGGCGTGACATGCTACACCGGAATCATGCAGAAAGGGGCCGTTGGGGAGTTGATATACTGCCCAACTAAAAAGTCGCTGGTAAAAAAGACCGGGGGCTTGATACCGGAATCCCTGTTGCCCGATTGCGCTCAGGATTTTTTTGACGCAGGGCAAGGGGCCGGGGCATTATTTATGGTCAGGGTCACGGACGGGTCTGAAGTGCCTGGCGAGTTGATCTTGGCCGCCAGACGGCATCCCTACACCCCAGTGGTGAAGGTGGAGGCCGCCAACGGTGGAAGGTGGGCCGGAAGGAAACAGGTGGTGTTGAGCGACCTTTCCAACCTGGCAGAAACAACCGTGGACATTGCAGCTGATGACGTCAAAGAGAATGAACTCAAAGACGGCGTGCTTCAGATTGCCGATGTTCCGGGGAAGTCCTACAAAATCGTGGGCAACACGGCCACGGTGGCCGGGTCGGTCACGTTGACCGTGTCCAATGACAGCACGATGCTGGCCGACTATGTGGCCGCAGCGGGGGCGTCAACTGAGATCAGAGTGGTCTTGAGCAATCTGGCCACCACGCAAACCGTGGTTTTGATCAAGGATGGCATTTCCAATCCGACCACCGAGTGGGGCATGTACGTGTACGTGGACGGGGAATTGCGGCTGACCTATGACAATATGTCCTCTGATCCGGCCGCATCCAACTATTTTGTGAACGTGATCAACGATGACCAAGGCAATTCCGACATCGTGGTGACCGATCTTTGGACGGGTGCTGTGTCGCCTGAGATCAGACCGGCCAATTTTTACAATGTCAGCGTTGCCTTGGGCCTTACAGCGACCACGCTCAAGTCTGAAATCATCCACGCCAAGGGACCGTCTGACGGGACCACACCGGACAAAGGCAATGCGGGAACATTCCTGTATGGAGCCGATGTCCAGCCGTGCATCTTGACATTGACTTGCACTGATGCCACCACTCCGGGGGCTGAAGTCTGGTCTGTGGTCGCAACACCAATCGGACCGGGACAGCTGAACGTGACGTTGCCCGATGCCACTACTGGCGTTGCGTATGTGCCCGGATATGATTGGTTGCCCAGCCTCACGGTTGCGGCCGGCACCGACAACTTTGCGTTGGCTGATGTCATCTCTGTGTACTGCCAGCCGTTCAAGTCAGATGAATTGGCGGGTGGATTCCTCACCCCAAATACTGCCAAGCGCAGAATCGTTTTCAAGGTCATCTCCAACACCCACGACACCATCACGGTGGGACCGGGCAACGACATGACCCTGGATGCGACGGCGGGTGATCCTTTCATTGTGGAACAACCCCAAGGATTGGCTGGAGGCTATGACGGGCTGGCAAATGTGGACAACACGGATTACACCGATGTGTTCGATGTTGAGTCATCTCCGATCAACAGCCTGTTCGGCAAAAACCAGGGGCTGGTCAAGTTGGCCGTGCCTGGCGTGTATGCCGCAGCGGTTCAAAAGGCGGGGCTGGAATATGCCAGCGCCAAAAACTATCAGTTCAGAGTCGAAATTGACCCAACCATCATCGATGAGTCTGCGGCTGAAGAATTCATCAACGACACCATTGGACGCAACGACATGGGCGTGACGGCATTCCCCAGCTATGGCTACATTGACAACCCGGAAGCGGCTGGCCTCAAGTTGATACCGTTGACGGGGGCGATTCACGGAAGGGAAGCACTCACGGCCAAAAACTGGAATGGCTATCACAAAGCGGCTGCGGGCACGGATGTCAATCTGCCCAAAGTCTTGAAGTTGCCCACTGGGGAAAAGATACTGGATGAGGAATTCCTCAACCCGCATGGAATCCAGATCATCAAGTTCAAAGAGGGCAACTGTATCATCTGGGGTGACCGCACCATTGCCGCTGACCCGGCGTGGCGGTGGAAACATCAGCGTGAACAGATGTCCTACTATGAGAATGTCATGCGTGAAGAATTCGATTGGGTGGTGTACGCCATCAACAATTCAGACATTCAGCAGACAGCCCTTTCCGCCATGCGGGGATTTTACCTGCCGGAGTGGACCAAGGGTGCGCTCAGAGGGGACAACTTTCAGGACGCATGCGACATCAAGCTGGATGACGAGATCAACACCGATGCCACCGCAGCGGCGGGCGATCTTCTGGCCGAAATCACACTCAGGCTTGCCGACACTGTTGAGCGGTTCATCATTACCGTCAGCAAGGCCGGAATCTTTGAAGCTGTGGTATAAGGGGGGCATGAGAAATGAAAGGGACAATCCAGCAAGACCACATGCCGGTCAATAAGTATGAGCTGATCATACTTGGAATGCCAACCATCCGATTCACTGAGATCAGCGGGATTGAAGAAGAGTTGGAAGTGGTTGACCTTCCTGACCGCACCAAAGCACCAGGCGGGCACACCAAGCCTGTGGAATTCACCGCAAAAACGATGATGCACCACCTGGTCGAACAAGCCGGTTTGGAGATATGGTTTCAGGAGTCGCAAGACCCTGTCAGCCCATTGTACAAAAAAATCGGCACTTTGCTCCACAAGTCCTTGACCGGTCGCACTCTCAGGTCGTACACCTTGACGGGTGTATTCCCAACCAAGCGGGCATTGCCTGACTTGGCGATGGAGAATGAGGGTGAGGCTGCTCAGGTTGAGTGGACGTTCTCAGCGGATGACGTGCTGCCGATCTAATTTGATCGACAGTTGAGATGAGGATCAACCTCACAAAGCAGA